CCATTGTGCCAAACAGTGGCACCATCAACAAGGCGGAAACCGCCAATAAGGTCATCTTCATCAGTTTCAATAGTAATGTTTACACGAATAAGTTCACGCTTGAGTTGAGCACACGCTTGCTCCACACTAAACGTTTTACCATTACCCGAAAGACCCGTGATGAACGTAGGATAAAAAAGATTGGATTGAATAATACGCTTAACATCTTTAAAATTACCAAACTGGACGAAGGTATCATCTTTGTCAGGAATAAGATTTTGTTCGATGGCAGGAAAAGCAGCGGGTGATTGAAAGGTGCGCTCAATCTCTTCAACTCGCTCCTGAGTCACTTCAAAATTCCAGCGACCACGAGCAGACTTGTATTGTTCAAGGCGACGAGTTACGGTCTGATAATTCAAACCGCGAGAAGCACAAAAACCCCTAAGATCACCAGAAGTAATTTCAGAACCATAAAGTTCTTGAATGGAAGCAATCAGTTGTTCGTCTTTCAAAGCAAGTTTGCGAGGCATAATTTAGTTAGGTGGTTTGTTTCAACAAAGTAATTATACAAGGACTTTGAACAGGAGAGAGTTGTCAGTAGACGGTTCTAGGATTGTCCAAGTCCTTCAAAAGTTTGTTTGGAAATTATTTTAGGAGTATATCCTGGATAATATTTTTTTGCCCAGGCACGAACTCCCATAGCAGTGATTGCACTATCACATACAACCAATACTTCTTTGGTTTCTTCTTTAACTACATGTTTTAAATTCATTTGGCTACCAGGTCAATAAACTCATTAAGAATCTTTTTATTCATTTTTTTAGTCTTCAAACTTTTAACAAAAGCACTTTTAATCTGAGATTTGGTCGCATCTCCTTCAATAGAAAATTCAGATTCTTGTGCAAGAACTGTAGCAGAGAGACCAAAGTATGAATGGTATCCAGACTTTTTAATTGTGAATGCTTTTTCTTTTTTCCAAACGCTCATCATTTTATCCAACTCATCGCCATACCAACCATAGTAACGACGGATGAAATTTCCAGCATCCCTTGGTTCAAGAATACGAATACCAATAAAATTAATATTAGAAAACTTATCTCTAAGATTTTGAAGCAGGACTTCGGTAATCATATGATAGTTACCATCAAAAGCATAGGTATGACCCGTTTTACGATCTCGCAGATAAGCATTAGGACCAATACTAGCAGTGCCCAAATATGGGGTGTCTTCCCAATGGCGTTTTACTTCACGATGATACACAATATTACAAGCCTCCCCATCGGTGAGAATTACACATTGAACTTTTTGAAGTTTATTTTCTTTTTGGAATTTGGGAAGAATTTGATGCAGAGCAATCAAAGACTCATTCAATGGAGTTCCAGAGAGACTGAGGCCAGGAGGAACACTATATTTACAATAAAAATGACGATCAAAACAATGTGCAATTCGGAAGATATTTTTCATTTGTTCTTCCAAAACCTTTGTATTTGTTTTACTAGTCAGAATATTCATCAAAGAGAACCACTCCCCCACTTGAATGAGACCATCACGTTTTTTATAAGACGGCATACGAAGATTTGCTTTCCCGTCTGGTTCATATTTGACCAAAGGATAATCACTAGTGAATGCATAAACCTCAAAAGGAATTGCAACCTTTTTACAGAACCAAATCAAGTTAAACAACTGTTTAATAGTATCTACTATTACATCAGACATTGAACCAGACCAATCCAGAATAAAAACCAATCCATGATTTTTACCCTCAGCAAAAGTAGTTACTTTTTTAAAAAGATCTTCATTATACTTGTAGGTATGAAGTTTAGAGCAGTCTAAAACACCAGTGCGAGCGACTGAAGACCTAGAATAAGAATCCGCTGCTTTACGACATTCAAATTCTTTGACAAGATAAGTAACTTCTTTTTGAGCAGACTTTTTAAATTCTTGATATCGTTTATCAACTTCACCAAAAACAAGATTCTCACGAAGATTAATATCCTCAATTAATTCTTTCCAAGCATCATTACATTTTGAATGAATCTCAGAATTGGGAACAATCACCTTGTTTAGTTCAAGTTGAGGAAGTTCCAGATACACATTTTCATAACCATCACGATTGACGAGTTCTTTCAGTGCCTCTTCCAGATTGTCCATCGTCTTGACTTCTGGTTCTTCATCTTTCTCTTCACCAACAGGAACATTAGGTTGTTGCTGTTGCTCAGCGGTTCCACCATAAGAATCCGTCTCACCAGGTTGCTCCTGATCATTCTCACCTTCCTGCTGGTCAGAGAAATCAGAGGCAGGTTGCTGATTTGCACCAGAAGATTGGGATTCAAGACTATCGATTTGAGTCTTGGTTTCTTCCTGCTGTTTTTGCTTGCAATACTTATAAAGTAATTCTGCTACAATCAGAACATCAGCAAAAGTCTCAGTATTTGCAATCAGGTTGATGATTTCAGTTTCTTCTCCACGCTCAACAGGAATATCAACATAGTTACCAATCTTGAACCACAGATTAGCGCGATCAGCAAGATTATAGGTTTCCAGATTGTCGTCATTAAGTTGAAAGAAATCATCATCAGCAAGTTCCTTATAACCGTTGTAGAAGGTCTTGGCGAGACCAGCATAACGACGCTTCATCAGTTTCTCAATGCGGGCATCCTCCACAACATTCACAAACTGCGGGGGAATCTTGTGTTCCTTCAACCAATCCTCATTGGGTGTATAAAGAGCATGACCGACCTCGTGACCAACCAGAAGGTCGTACACAGTGTTGCTTGCCTTCTCCCACATGGGAAGAGTAAGCACACGAGTGTGGACATTAAAGCAAGCAGTGTCTACCTTCTTGTGTTCAACCACAAGATCTTCAGTAGCAAGCAGTTTAGCAAGTTGAGACTTGATTTCGTGGCGGACGGTCATTAAAATTCGTTTGAACTGAACCCAGTATACAAAAAAACTCTTACTCTCAGGGGGTTAGTGGACGGTTCAAAAATTGGTCAGATGCTTCTAGCTTGTTCCATGAACTGTTGAAAAGTTTTTTGATGAGTTACTTCTTCTTTTTTATTTCCCCAATTGTCAGCGCCTACTTTACGGCACTTGACTAATGCCCCAGAAGCATAAGCACTTGGCCAAACACTATATCTTGATTTTACTTTTTTATAACATGCATCCTTTTCACCAGCAGCTTCTTGAGTTACCATTTTTGCTTTACCTTTTCTATTTGGATTTGGGTCTTCTTTACGTTTTTTAGCAGCTCTTTTATTTCTTTCATCCTTATCCATCGTAGCACGATCATCAGGATCTCTACAGTATGGTTTAGTTGTTTGTCCAGGTTGTTTAGCACAAGGTTTCCCATCATACTTACCACCTGCCTGAACCCAACCACCATCATCAAACCAGTTCTTCAATGAATATCCTGGGTCTTTTGCGGATTTACCATCTCGTGCCTCATTCATGAAGTTTATTGGTCTAACTTTTATTATTTAGAAAAAATAAGAAGCGTCCCGAGAGAGACGCTTCTTGAGTGCTTGCCGACGCGCTTTTGCTTGTCGAAGTGCTTGCGGTTTAAGTTTCCGCTTTTGTTCTTTTTTGCTATGATGTTGCCAATTTGGAGTGTTCATTGATCGTGTCCAGAACGTTAATGGTTGGAAACCATCCAATACTAGTTAGAATTATAGTATCTGCCACATTATCTTGTCTTTCACCTGGGGTCAGTTCTTTGACTGGCAAGTGTCCCATCCCCATCTTCTCTGCAAGATCTTTAACATAGGCAGATTTACCAGACCCAACAGGAACTGGTCCACAGATTTTACTGCTAGCAAGATAACGAATTGCTCGACACACATCATTAACATGAATCCAATCTCTTTTATGATTGGTTACATAGGTTGCAGTTTTATCTTCAAGCATCCTATACATCATATCTGGACGACTATCTGGACCATAAACAGTGGTAAATCTCATCCCAACAGAGTTGGGTGGTGCCATCTGTTCATTAATCCACTTTGTCATAGCATAAGGATTCTCCCAATAATCTTCCTCTACAGCACTAGAAGAAGCATATAAAAGTCTAGTATTTGTCTCTCTACACCAGTCGAATATCTTTTTAGACTTTACTACATTATTCTCATAAAACTTTTGAGGGTTCTCTAGACTTTCTCTAATATTTGCAAATGCTGCCAAATGAATAATCAAATCATAATCATCACCAACAAAATTATCAATATCATACGGAAAATCCATTCCCACAAC